TACAGCGACAATCACAGCGCGTGGAGCTTTGATCTATAATGACGATCAATCTGACAAATCTGTTATTGTTCTTGATTTTGGTTCAGACAAAACATCAACCGCTGGCGACTTTACAATCGTCTTTCCAACGGCAGATGCAAGCAACGCGATCATCCGTATCGCCTAAACCAAGATGGTTCTCTAAATGGTCACTCTTGTAAATCGGGCAAAGATGTCCACCAGTACAACAGGTACTGGAACAATCACGCTTGGCTCTGCTGAGAGTGGCTACCAAAGTTTTGCTGATGCTGGCGTGAGTGACGGTGACGTGGTTCGCTATGCCATCGAGGACGGTGACGACTGGGAGATTGGCTCAGGCACTTACACAGCCTCTGGGACAACGCTTACACGCACGGTAGACGAAAGCAGTAATGCTGACGCTGCCCTGAGCTTAACTGGCTCTGCGGTGGTGTTTATCACGGCTGCGGCTGAGGATATTCCTTCGCTATATGTTGATAATTGGGATGGAACCACCACACAGCCAACTGCTAGTGGAACTAATGGAGTAGCTATTGGCACTAATGCTATAGCTAGTGGTACAAGGTCTTTTGCCGCTGGTCATTCAGCAGCGTCAGGAACAGATAGTTTTGCAGCATCTATTACTAATAACACAGGTATTTATGGTGCAACAAATACTAACAGCGTTGCACTTGGGTTTAGAGCAAAAGCTAATGCTAACCAAGGAACCGCAATAGGTTGGGATAGTAGAGTAACTGGGGCTAATGGCGTTGCTATTGGCAGAAATAATGCTGTGTATGGAGCTTCTGGCGCTGCACTTGGGGGTGTTAATAATACAGTTGACAGTCCAGGTAGTTGGTCGACAGCTATAGGTGGATACGGCAATACTGCATCCAGTAGTTGGGCGACAACTGTAGGTGGATACGGCAATACTGCATCTGCTGATTATGCCGTTGCGATGGGTCAATCATCTACTGCTTCCCATGCAAACGCAATCGTCCTTGGCGACACAGCATCGTCATCAGCAGCAAACCAAATCACACTAGGCAGCACCAGCGACACAGTGCGCATATCCTCTGCCTACACTCTACCCACCTCAGACGGTACTAACGGACAAGTGCTAACCACAGATGGATCAGGTGCAGTTACGTTTGCTGATGCTGGCGGTGGTGGTGGCGGTGCGTCTGCTTTGACCATCGACACCAAGACAGGCGCTTATACTGTGGTGTCTGGTGATCTCGGTAAGATTATTGAGTTCACAGGCACTGGCGCGGTAACTGCCAGCCTAACTTCTGCTTCTACGCTTGGCTCTGGCTGGTATGCCTACATTCGTTCAAATAAAACCACCGGCTTTATTACTATTGATCCAGATGGGTCAGAGACTATTGAGGGGGCGACTACGTTATCAGTAAAGCGTGGTCAAACCGTAAAGATTGTATCTGGCGGCACAAACTGGCTGGTCACAGAAAGTGACTTTCCCCGTGGTTTTTCTTATGACAACGCCAATAACGCAACCGCAGCAAATGCAACTGGCTCTGGGGCAGTTGCTATTGGATATGGTGCAACTGCAAGCGGTGGTTACAACTTTGCGGCGGGGGCTAGTTCTGCTGGTGCGGGTGCTGTGGCGGGAACAGGAGGGGGTGCAGTTGCCCTTGGTGGCTCCCGTGCCTCTGGCACAGACAGCTTTGCGGCAGTTATAGACAACAACTCGTCTAGCTACGGTGCTACTGGTGCTAACTCTGTGGCGATTGGGCAAACTGTAAAAAGCACTGCAACCGCAGCAGTTAGTATAGGCAGAAATGCTATTGCCTCTGGGCAAGATAGCGTTGCAATTGGTTTGCAGTGTACGGCTGACGCATCAAATAGTATTGCTTTAGGTTCATACTCTAGCACTAAGGGTGTAAAGGGTCGTATTGCTTTTAGTGGCGTTTCATCAAATTATCAGCAAGGCACATTTGTATTAGCAAAGCAAACATCAGATGCCACTGCAAGTGTTTTAACATACAATACAGCATCTGCCTCTACCGATAACCAAATCATCCTCCCCAACAACTCTGCCTACAGCTTCTCAGGTACAATCATAGCCCGTGAAAGCGCAGCGGCCGGCAGTGATTACGCAAGCTGGGAAATCAAGGGTGCGCTGCTGCGTGACGCCAATGCTGCGTCGACTGTGCTTGGCAATGGCATCAAGAATAAGCTGTATGCCTCTGCTGGTGCGTCTGCGTGGGACATTGCACTAACGGCGGACACAACCAACGGCGGCTTGAAGATAGAGGTCACTGGCGCAGCAAGCACAAACATTAGGTGGGTTGCCACGGTCAACACAAGCGAGGTTACATACGCATAATGGGTAAAATTGAATTAGATCACACAGGCTCAGGCGGCGGCGTTACACTTAGCTCTGACGGAACTGACCTACTCTTAGACGGCACTGCTATTGGTGGTGGCGGTGGTGGAACGCCTGATTTGTACGCAGATAATTACGATGGTACGTCTACTAAGCCTAGCGCAACTGGCACGAATGCGGTGGCTATTGGAGGCACTTCAGTTGCGTCAGGTGGGACATCTTTTGCGGCGGGTTTCAGTGCAGATGCCACTGCAACGGATTCCTTGGCTTTAGGCCGTGATGCAAACGCAAACGGCACTGAAACTACAGCGATAGGCAAAAACGCAAAGTCAGTCGGAACTAGATCGTTTGCTGCGGGAAATTCATATGCTGCCAGCACAGACAGCTTCGCAGCAGCTATAGCAAGCAACTCGGCTAGTTACGGTGCTACTGGTGCTAACTCTGTGGCGCTAGGGAAGTTAGCTAAGGCATCGGGAACGGAAGCGTTTGCCGTTGGCGAGAATTGTATAGCTTCAGGGACAAACAGTGTCGCCATAGGTAAAAACGCAACCGCTGATGGGAATAGCTCCGTTAGTTTTGGAAACTACGCTGACAGTGACGGGATAGGCTCTAGGCTAACTTTTGGGATTGTTGGGACTATCTCCAACCAACAGCAAATGAGTTTCTTCGCTTCTGAAAAAACAACATCAGACGCAACCCCTGTAGAAATAGGGTTCAACGACACTTACCGCCACAAATTGAAAGACAACTCCGCTCATGCCTTTCACGGCACCATCGTAGCCCGTCAGCAAGCCTCGGCAGGCACAGCAAGTGCAGCATGGAAGGTCGAGGGCTTGATCCGCAGAGAAGGTTCTGCTGGTACAACAGTGCTAGTCAACTCAGCAACAACTGTCCTCGACAACACACCCGCTTGGGGAATGGCCCTGTCTGCTAACACAACACGAGGTGGCCTTGCAATTACGGTCACAGGTGCAGCATCAACTAACATCAGGTGGGTCGCTACGATACACACATCTGAAGTAACTTACGCCTAAACAGGAGAATCCAAATGGCTATTCAAAACAACATCGCAGAAGGTGCCTCCCAATATGGCATCGCCTTCAACAACGCTTACTACCGCATCGTGACAGCGGCAATCAGCCGTCAACGTGGAACTGATCCAAAGTTCAGCGTGATGATTGACCTGTCAGCATATGCGACAGCAACTCCCGGTGACGACACTCGTGAGGTGGACTTTAAGCGCTACAACGCAAACTTAGCTGACGTTCAGGCTGCATCTGGCGACGCATTCATGGACAAGTGCTATTCTTGGGTAATGGCTCAGGATGACATGGCAGGAAGCACGGCGGTATAACATGGCATTAACCATCAATCATCAGACGAATGACATCTCAGCAACCAGTGGTTCCGTTACGATTGATGGGGCCGCTGCTGGTGGCGGTGCTTGGACAACTGTTTCAAGTTACTCGTCTACATCTGACGCAGTAAATACATTTAGCTCCTTATCAGGCTACGATGTTTATAAGCTATTCATAGCAGTTAATGTAAATGGATCAGCCACAGGAACGCCATATTTGCGAGTAAACAATGACAGTGGTTCAAACTATGGCTTTGCAAGAGCTTTTTCTGATCAAGGTGGACAATATTTAGATGCAGGTTCAAGTAGTGCAACAAGTATTCAATTAAATCCAACAGGTTCACCAAATGTTGCGGCAATGCAATATGAGGTTACTGTTACAAATTTACATGAAGCCGAACCAACAGTTTTCTATGTGCACTATTCTCACTTTAGTGGAACGTCAGATTTTGACAGGGGTGTTGTTGGCGGCACTCATAAAACAGCAACATCATATAATAACTTTGAATTTTACTTAGGGCATCCAACATTGTCTTACAAAGTTATTTTGCTGGGGGCATCGGTATGAAAAAAATAGTAAATGGCGTTGAAAGTGATATGACGCAATCTGAGCTAGATGCGTTCAATCAAAACAAGCCTAGCATAGATTTCGCGCTACAAGTAAGAATGGAGCGTGATCGTCTGCTTGCTGAAACCGATTGGATGGCTCTTAGTGATACCTCTATGACCTTAGATTGGACAACGTATCGACAGGCACTTCGTGATATAACAGGTCAAGCTGGCTTTCCAACAAGCGTAACGTGGCCCACTAAACCGTAGGAGTAACACATGCTTGGCTTTTCCCCATTAGCTGCTGCTCCCCTTGCTGATGATGGGGCGATAGCCGAAGTTGTCTACCTTCTGAATGGCGACGACATCACTACAGGACAGCCTACGGTTGGTTCCTCCAGTGTTGCCCAAGACCACGACCTAGCTGCTGATGGTTTGACGACAGGATCACCTGTTGTTCAGTCATCAACGCTAATTATCATCACTCCGATAGATGCAAATGACATCACTACAGGACAGCCTACGGTTGGTTCCTCCAGTGTTGCCCAAGACCACGACCTAGCACTTGTCGGTATTACTACAGGTCAGCCGATAATCCCCAGCACTACGATGTCTGAGGAAGAGACGCTCAACGCTGATCCTATTGTGTCTGATGCGCCTGTTGTTGGCTCTCCGAATATCACGCAGGATCAGTCCCTAATTCTCGGTGCTATCACTACAGGACAACCTGCTGTTGGTTCTCCTAGCGTGGTTGAGGCTCATGTACTCACAGCAGCTAACATTACCACAGCGCCCCCCACAGTTGCATCCGCCGAGATGACGGTGGATAGTGTCCTAAACGGCGATAGCATCACCACAGGGCAACCTGTCGTCTCTGAGGCTACAATAGGTCAGGTACAAGGACTAACGGCTGACGGTCTTACTACAGGACAGCCTGTCGTCGAAACCAGTACGATGGTCGTCACGTTCATTCTTGCGGGTAACGACATTACGACAGGCCAGCCTGTTGTTGGTTCGATAGCTATCAACGCAAGTGGTCGTAGGGTTGTCTCTATCACAAGTAGTTCGATTAACAATGTTACTCTGGCTGAGACTTACAACTCAGCTACTACGAGTGGCAACCAGAATAAGGTAGCTTAGAATGGCTTTTAACATTAAGCAAAACGACACATCCCCTTCTCTACAAGCTACCCTCAAAGATGCGCTTCTTGTTCCTGTAAACATTACTGGTGCTACAGTCAAGTTCCACATGAAGTCATTAGATGGTGTCGTTAAAGTAGACGAGACAATGACTATCACAGATGCTGACGGTGGTGTCGTTCAATACGACTGGCAAACTGGTGATACTGACACTGTTGGCACTTACTATGTAGAGTTTGAAGTGACCTACGCTGATGCCTCTATCGAAACCTTCCCTAACACTGGTAGCTTGGTTGTGTCCGTAGTTCGAGAGTTAAACTAATGACTACATGGACTAGGAACCTCTATGAACATGACTACCTAGCCATAGCTAAGGGTGAATCTAATGATTACTCCGCCAGAAACATCTTCGGCTATAATTCCACTGTAGGTACATCTTATATTCCCCTGTGGGAGAACAGCACAGTTTACACCTACCCCACACAACCCTTGACCATGACAGTTACATCTAACGTAGTAGACAATGGTGTACAAGTGCGGATCATAGGTCTTGATGGTGACTACAATGTAATCACTGAGGTTGTAACTCTGGCAGTATCGGTCGCAACAACCCAGCAATTCTTCCGTATCAATGATGTCGTTACGATCAGTGGGAACGCTGCCAACGACATAACGATAAGCAACGGTGGGATAACCTACGCTAAAGTCCGTGGTGGTGACGGTAAGAACCAAGCTAGTATCTATACAGTACCCGCTGGACATAGCTTGTACCTAGTTCGTATTGATGCTTTCTGCGCCACCGCTGCTCAGAACAACAGGCAAATCTACTTCAGGAACCTCGCTTGCTTACCCAGCGGTGTAAAGTTGAGGGTAGCGGAGACTTCCTTCTTGGAGATTATGCACATTCAACGTCAGGTTCCTTTCAGGTACAACGAGAAGACTGACATTGAGTTTCAGCTTCATGGTAGTGCTGGCGAACAGTTTGTTAGTGTCTTTGGTGAAGCTATCCTATGTAAAAACGTAATAACAGGTGAACCATAATGGCCCAATACGCTAATGACATATTTACTACTGAACCTGAAGCTATCTCTCGTAGTTATGACATGGGCCTCAATGGTGTCACTCACGTTTCTGATTACGATGGACAGGCTGTGTATATGCCCGGTGAGAGCCATGAAGCATATCTAGCGTACTACGAGGGCGATAAAGCTAAAGAGCCTTCAGTGGACCGCTTAGAGGCTCTCAGGACTATCGTACAAGAGATACTAAAGACTGACTTTGCTAAAGCTGAGTATCAAGGCGAAACTGTTACTCTGAACAAGCCTCGTCGTATCAAAGGTGGCAACAAGAAGTTTGAGGTGTTCGTACAGGACGGTGGCAAGGTCAAACGGGTAGCTTTCGGTGATCCCAACATGGAAATCCGTAGAGATCCTAAAGCTCGTGCCAATTTCCGCTCCCGCCATTCCTGTGATACCAAGAAAGATAAGACAACGGCTGGCTACTGGTCATGTCGTATGTGGGAATCCAACACATCGGTGGGTGAAATGACAAAGAATATCGAAGGTAAAATCCTTAAGACTGACGACGAACAGCGTATGGTCTACGGATGGGCTTCTGTAGTTACAGAAAAAGGTGAAGCCGTTATTGATCGTCAGGGTGACGTTATCGAAGCTGGCACACTGGTAAAAGCCGTTAATGAATTTATGGAGCATGTGCGGGTCGGCAAGGCTATGCACGTTGGAGATCAGGTTGGCGTAGTTGTCCACTCTCTTCCTATCACTAAAGAAATTGGTGATGCTCTTGGTATCCAGTCTGATCGTGAAGGATGGGTTGTCGCTTACAAAGTATTCGATGATACCGTCTGGGATATGGTCAAATCTGGTGAACTCGCTGCGTTCTCTATAGGTGGACGTGCTATTAAGGAGGAAATCTAACTTGCCTAATCTCCTGAAAAACTTGCACCTTGAAGAACTTTCCCTTGTGGATCGTCCAGCCAATGCACAAGCAATGGTTTCCCTCTTCAAGCGTGACAATTCCGAAGAGGAAATTACGAAAATGAATGAAGATATGGAAGCCAAAGTAAAGGCGTACATGGATGACAAAGGTTGTGGACGTGGCGAAGCTATGAAAGCTCTCGGTTACGACATGGAAAAAGCTGATGAAGCTGATGAAGAGGTCGCTGAGAAGTCCGACCTTGAGGCTGTAGAAGCTCCCGAAGTTGACGTTGAAGCACTTAAGGCTGACTTTGATCGTCTTTCTGCTGAGAACCAACATCTCCGCAAAGGTTTGATTGACAATGGTTACGTTATCCGTGCCGACTCAATCGAAAAGAAAGCGGAAGAAGAAATGATGGACATCGACGGTGAGATGGTAGCTAAGAGCGACATCCCAGCCCCAGTCCTGAAAGCACTCGAAGCTGCTGCTGTAGCCAAGCGTGAACATGA